ACCTGCCGGATACCACGCTCGGAAACGATGTCCGCGCGCTCATTGAGCGCGGCGACCTGAGCGGAGAGATGAGCTTCGGCTTCTTCGTCACCGAAGACAGCTGGAACAAGGACCGCACGCAGCGCCTGGTGAAGAAGGCATCTCTTGTCGAGGTGTCCATCGTCCAGGACGCCGCCTACCCACAGACCAGTTCGAGCCTGCGGAGCGTTTCCGCGGCGTATACCGAGGCCGTCTACGCACGGCTCGCACTTCATTTCAGAAGGATGACAGACAATGTCTGACGAGTTGAACGAGATCCAGCAGATCACCCACGAGTACCGCAAGTCCCTCGCGGCGTACGAGGCCCGCACGGGCCGCGCGCCGCAGACCGTCGACCACCGCGGCAGCGGCGAGGAGCGCGAGAAGTTCGCGAAGATGGACGCCGACCTGACCAGCGCCGAACTGATCGCGCAGAACAAGGCGCTCGAGGCTCGCCTTGCCAAGCTCGAGTCGCAGCCGATGCTCGAGGCGCGCGCGGCGACCAAGTCGTCGCGTACGCCATCCGACGATTCGGAGACCCGTTCCTTCCTTACCGCAATGGCCACCGGCAAGGAATACCGCGCGCAGACCTCGCTCGGCACCGACTCCTCCGGCGCCGCAGTGCCGACCGACATGGAGCGCCGCATCGTCGAGATGATGTATCAGTCGAACGTCATGCGATCCATCTGCCCGGCGTCGGTCATCAACTCGAAGCGCACGATTCCCGTCGAGTCGGCGCTCCCGACGACCTACCTGGTCGCCGAGTCTGCCGGAGACCCCGGCACCGGAACGGCTGCGACCCTGAGCTTCCCGACCTTCGGCACCTCCATCTCGGTGACTCCATTCACCTATGTGACCGCGGTCAAGATGTCGATGGAGTTCATTGCCGACGCGATCGGCACCGGCGACATCGGCACGGCGGTCGACTATGTCGCGCGCAAGTGCGCAGTTTCGATGGCCTTGGCGCATGAGAAGGATTTTGTCCGCGGCGCCGGCTCGACCTCTGCTCCCCAGGGCATCGCCAAAAAGGCGTTCCTGACCAACACGACCAACATGGGAACCAACACGGCGCTCACGGACCTGACGGCAGACCAGGTCATCGACACGGTGCACCTGGTGGCGCCGCAGTACCGCGCGTCGCCTCGGTTCCGCTGGCTCATCTCCGACGCGTTCCTCAAGGCCGCCCGGAAGCTGAAGGCGAACAACGAGTATGTGCTCACCGTTGGACCGACTAACGCAACCTCCCTGACCACCGGAATCCCCGGGACGATCTACGGCATTCCGTACGCGGTGTCCGCTTATGTCCCGTACGCCGGATCGGGCGGCACCGGAACAACGGAGGCCCTTGCGGACACCGATGTCGTCGCCGTCGTTGGCGACTTCAACTACTACGAGATTTTCGACCGCATGGGACTTGAGCAGCAGCTTGACCCGTACACGAACGCCATCAACCGGCAGACGACGATGTATCTCACGTCGCGCACCGACGGCAAGTGCACGAACAAGGCAGCTTTCGCCGCGATCGTCGCCTGATCCATCTCACCTCCTGGCCCCGCCGCCTGAAGGGGCGGCAGGGGCTTTTGAATGGCCATTCCGCTCTCCACGATAAAGGCGGCGCTGAAGATCGAGTACAGCGACGACGACACGGACCTGCTCAGGCTCCGCGACGCCGCCACCTCGCTCGTCGCGCGCGAGACCGGACTTGTGCTCGCCCCCGAGGACAAGCCGCTCTATCTGGCGTACTGGCGCTCGATCGCGGTTCCCTTCGTGCCGTTCGTGTCGGTGAAGTCGGTCAAGTACTTCACCGGCGGCGTCGAGACCACGATGCCGTCCACGGACTACTGGCTCGACCGGACGGAAGGTCCGCTGCCCGTGCTCCGGTTCCTCGAGGGACCGTCGATCGACGACGGCACCCAGATCACCGCGACCATCGAGTCGGGCTACTCGCAGCTCCCGAACGAGGTCGTCCATGCGGTGATCTCGCTCACTGGCGCCTGGTACAACAACCCCGAGGCATTCCAGCCGATCGGGCTGTCCACGGTCCCGATGTCGCTGCAGTTCATCCTCGACAGCCTGCGCGTGCGGGAGATGATCCGTTGATCTCCGGCGGGCTACTCAAGTGGCGCGCGCTGCGCCTGCAAGCGTCCACCGTGCAGGATCCGCTCGGTCTGCGCACCGACGCATGGACTGCGGCGGGCTACTTCCGATGCGACGTCCGCAACCAGAGCAGCTCCGAGCAGGCCTACGCCGACGGCGTGACCGTGCGCCGGCAGTTCGAGGTCCGCGCGAGGTGGCCGCAGGTCGCGGCGATCGGCCTGACCGAGCTCGACCGCATCGACGTCGACAACCGCACGCTCAAGGTGCAGTCGATCATCAACCTCGACGGCGCCGACCGCGTCGCCGTCATCCAGTGCGAGCAGGTGTCCTGATGGCGACCATAGAGCAGGCCATCCGGACCATGCTGACGAGCGGGACCGTGCTCTCCGGTGCGGGCGTCCCCGACAAGCGCGTGACGCACGGCTACCGCCTGCAGGATTCCGCGCTCCCCGCCGTCACCTTCAGCGTCTCGTCGAAGGAACCCGCGGCGCTCGCGGGAGCGAGCTCGGGCACGCTCACGATCAGCTGCATCGCGACGACGAGCGCATCCGCCCTGGCGATCGCCGAGGCGCTGAGATCGGCCGTCGTGCCCGGGACATACGACTCGCTCGTCGTGGCGGCCGCGTTCATCGTCTCCGAGCAGCTGGAGCCCGAGGTGGTCGGGCTCGGCGACGAACAGGAACCCGCCATCGCGACCACCACTGCATCAATCTTCTGGAGCACTTGAACCATGGCCATCTATTCCTGCACGGGCTGCTCTTTCACGGTCGCAGGCACCACTGTCCCAGGCGTCGTCGACGGCACCGTCACACTCACCCACGAGGCGATCGACGCGACCGAGATAACCGACGCGCGCCGCGTCTTCATCGGCGGCGTCCGCTCGGGCTCGTTCTCGGGCACCATCTACTACGACCAGGGGAACACGGCCATCGCCGCGCTCGAGACAGCCGCCGCCAACGGCACGACCGTCGCTTTCGTCTTCACGCTGCACGCCAACGCGACCTACACCGTCTCCGCGTTCATAACGAGCTTCGCGCCGGGCTTCGCCGTGAACGACGTCATGCGCGCGTCCATCTCCGCGCAGTTCACGGGCGCGCTGACGATCGTATGAAAGACCTACGCGCCATCCTCGCGCTCGAGCCGGCGCCGTTCAGCTGGAACGGCCATTCGCTCCTCCTCAAGCGCCCGAACCTCGTCGACCTTGTCGAGGCCATCGAGGCGAACGCCCTCCCGCCGGTACAGTCGCGCGCCTGGGCGATCGCCCGGCACCTGCTCGGACCCGACGGCGCGCCGCTCTTCGCCACCGCGGCCGACGCCGCCAACTGCCCGAGCGGCCTCGCCGCAAAGGCATTCCCCGCGATCGAGGCGCTCTACAGCGAAGGCGTGGACTAGGGAAGGACGCCCGCGCGCTGCTCGCGCGCGTCCTGAAGGCAAGGAATGCAGCGCCGTGGGACCGCTCGGTCCTCGAGCTCATCGTCGAGCTCGACGTGCCCGACTGGAAGGGAATCAGGAGGCAGCTTGATCGAATTGAAGCTAACTCTCGACCCGACCGTGCAGCGCAAGTTCCAGAAGGCGCTCGACCAGCTGCCGCTCGAGGTGCAGGACCGCGTCGTCAAGAGGGCGATGCGTCCCTTCCTCAATGAAGAGATGAAGTTGATCCGCGCGCGGAATGGGAACAGGCTGCCAGGCCGCGACCTCAAGGCGAAGATAAAGACCTTCCGATCGGGCGTCACATGGGCCGCGATCGGCTACAAGACGCCGATCCGCTCGAGCAAGCGCGACAAGGGGACGACCCGCGGCCGGGCGCAGCGCGCCGTCTACGACATGGACGGCACCGGATGGCGCTCGCACTTCGCCGAGCTCGGGTTCCACACATGGAGCAAGAGCCTGCCGCGCCCGAGGGACCGTCACTTCCTCGGGTGGAAGCGCGGGCTCACCCATAGGGGGCGCGGCAACTGGGTGCGCGGCACCTACGCGTCGATCCTCGCTCACCGCGCGATGGCTCCGCAGTTCCGCAAGAGGCTGCTCGACGGGCTCAACATCGTCCTACGCGCCCGCAAGTTCGAGAATCCGACCATCCGCACCGTGGAGGAGATCCTGTGAAGCTTCCGACGCTCAATGTCGACATCGCCGTCAATACCAAGACGATGAAAAAGGGCATCGCCGAGGCGAACAAGGAACTCGAGAAGGTCGGCAAGAAGGGCCTGGCTTTTGCGGGCGGAACCTTCGGAAAGATTGGTTCTCTCGCCGAGCTCGGAGGTGGCTTCGGGATGGGAGCCATCGGAACCGGAGGCATCGCGCTCGCATTCATGGCGCCGTTCAAGGCGGCATCCATCTACCTCAACGCGGTCGCCGACGCGGCAAGGAACGGAGAGCAGGCGCTGAGGAGCTTCGCCGAGGGAAAGGGGCTCACCGGAGGCCTCGACCTCGCAAGCGCCTCGAAGCTCGCCGCCGCCTCGAGGGAATCCGAGATCGCCGCCAACATGGGCAAGGGGCTGATCGACACCTTCATCGCGGCAGGCTTGAACGAGCAGGGACAGATGGGTGGAATTGCCGGACTCATCGGCGACTGGGCAGCCGCCACCGCCGAGGGTACGAAGTGGATCACCGCGCTCATCGGCGCGTTCGCCGGCGGGCGCACCGACTTCGCGTTTGAGACCGCTGACATGGCGACCTCTAGGAGCGCCGCCGGCGCCCAGGCCTACATGACCACCGAGCAGATCAACGCCATCGCGAACCAGGCCGAGCGCCTGCGCAAGTCGCAGAGGGAGCAGAACACATGAAGACGAGCTCGATCTACGAATCGTCGCTGAAGTCGTACACCGCGACGACGGGGGAGATCTGGGACATCCACTCGCTCACCGAGACGCATCTCGTAAAGCGCGTCGACGGACAGTTCATGCGCCCGAACGACATCGCGACCGTTCCGACGGACAGCACGACCGGAGGCCCGGTGCTCCCGCGCATCGGCAACCTGTACGAGTACCCGTCCGGCGGGATCAACACGACGCAGCTCGAGTGGATGCGCTGCAGGTCGATCCAGTGGGGGCAGCCCGAGGGAAAGGGGATGCAGGCGGTCGTGCGGTGGGAGACCCGCTACTTCTACGCCACGACGGCGAAGGGCATGACCGCCGTCGCGCCTGGATCGAACACCGGACTCAACGGGGAGAACTGGAACTCTGCGGTGATCCTGGACTCGACGAAGTTCCTGCCGTGCGAGCTGCTCCCGGTGTTCCAGTCGCGGAACGTGAAGCTCTACCGGGATAATCCATCGATGACCGGTCCGTCGCCCGGACTCGACGTCTCGACGGGCGACATCGGCGGCTCGGAGAAGCTGATCGACCAGGACGTCAGGCAGGTGGGGATGAAGCTCCGGCTCGTCTTCGACTGCTACGCGACTCCCATCCTCGCGTCGAGCGCCGTCACGGGAATGCTCGACAAGGTCACCTCGCTGCTCGGCACGAAGAACCAGTACACCTTCCTGGGCTACGGGGCCGGCAACCTCGTCGCGACGGGAGCGTCGATCAACCACCTCGAGGGCGAGTTCTACGAGCTGGTATTCGAGGCCCTCTACGACGAGTACTTCCACCACTCCCAGTTCGCCCTGAGCGCATCCGACGGGCGCCCCGAGATGATCTCGAGCGGAGGGACGAGCAAGTACAAGACGGTCTACTGGGGCCGACCGGTCCGCGCGCAGGCTGACTTCAATTCGATCTGGCCCGCCAACGACATCGGCAAGAACCAGAAGTACCAGGCATATACGGGCAGGTGGTGGTGATGTCGGGAGGCGTGAACAGGAACACGATCGAGGCGCGCAGGGTCCGCGACCTGGCGCGGTCGCTCGCGCAGCCGGCGCAGGTCGAGCCGATCACCTCGCAGCTGATGAAGGTGACCGACTACAGTGCGATCGATGCCGCCAACAAGCGCTACCTGTACTCGGTCAGGCGCGCGCAGGTGGGGCCATCGTCCACCTACACGCCCGATGTGACCGGCAACTCGCTCACCGAGTACGCGCTCAGCGTCTCGGAGCTCTCCAACGCGGGATCGACCGTTTCTTACGGAATATCCAAAAGCACCATTCCTGCAGGTTTCGCGCCAAAGGCGATACCCGTGGGAACCTATGTTCTCTGCGTACCGCATCGCCTGACCGACGGCACCCTGATCTGGCTGATCGTCAACACCCAGGCAGTCGACGGAGTCTGCGAATGAGCGCCGCACAGCTGGACGTCGTCATCGAGCAAGGGTCGGACTTCGTCCAGCTCTGGGAGATCCAGGACCGCGACCTGTCGAGCGGATACACGTTTGCCGCGAAGTTCAGGACGATGCACGCGGCGCCCACTGCGATCCTCAACCTCACGACATTCACGGTCGCGAAGAGCGGCAGCCACACGCACGTCACCTGCCGCGTTCCAGCGGCGACCACCACCGCGCTCACGGCGCCCACGATGGGCGTCTACGACCTCGAGGCGACGCAGACGTCGACGGGATACATCTCGCGCGAGTTCGAGGGGTCCTACTACATCACACCGGAGGCGACGCGCTGAGCGTCCACCGGATCAACCGACGGAGAAACAGCAAATGGCAAAGATATTCCTGAGCGGCAATGTGACACCAGGCGCGGCCGCAGCGTCCTTGACCGCGACATCGTGCGCGGGAAAGAAAGGTCGGCTCATCATCACGACCGGCGGAAACAGCGGGTATTTCTTCCTCGCGAATACAGCCGACATCGCCACAACCGGCAAGCGCGTGGCGATCGGGCCAAATGTCACGATCGACATGGGCCAGGTCGACCCCGCGGATCTCTCGGTAATCACGGGGTCGGCACCTCCGTACTGCTCGTTTATGTTCATCTTGGAGTGATTCCGTGCAGTTCCACGACCTCGCCGCATTCGTCGCCGTCATCGCGACCATCGTCGGATCGACGGTGCGC